AAATACTATTGGTTGAAAGTTCTTCACGAATTAATCTCAAACGGAAATGAAGATCAGGGTTAAACACAGAAACACAGAGATAGAAATTGAAGACATCAAGACCATCAATCACAATCTTGATATCATCAGTTTAATCAAAGCAATCTCACAACAGATTCAAGAAATAATCAAGGCAGAAAATGAAAACACCAATTGACCGTTTGGTTGAACACCTACGCACAGAATATCCGGATTTGGATATCAGTCCTCATATGGTGTTTAACTTCAAACAACTGGAGAAGATGGAACAACAACTCGCATACAATGCCGGGTTTGCCAATGCAAAGAAAATGTACTGTGAAAAATCTAACTGATAAACAAGCACTATGTTGGGCAATCGCAATCCTTCGTGATGATATGCGTTGCACCTGGAGACAGATTGCCCAGCGAATGCAATTCAGCGAATGCAAAGTGCGTCACCTTTACACTCAAACAAAACCCCTATGAATGTAACAAAAGAACTTGTGAGACAATTGCTTGAGCAATATCCACAAACAAGAGACAATGACAACCTTTTAATGTCAATCATTTGGCGTAAGGAATCCAATCTGTTCAACTTTTATTCTCGCTTGGAATCAGGCAAACTAACACCAGCGGAGACCATCCGCAGATGCCGTCAAAGGTTGCAGTTAGATCACCCAGAATTGCGAGGTACGATGTATGAGCTGAGACAAAAACATCAAAAGAAAATAAAAGAAGAGTTGGGATATCCCGTATGATTTAGTATATTTGAAAGGTATTCCAGTTGTGTACGAGACAACTATCACAGACCTTTTGCCCTTGGCATTTCATCAACTCGTACTTGGTGATTTGCACAAGGGCTTTTTTTATGCAAAAAAAATGAATTATAGTCAATTAATAGATGTAATAAGTAAAAAAACTTATCATAAAATAGGTGATTTTAATATACGATGGAGTGAATGTAAAGGTAGATTTTTTGTTTATTTTCTAATGTATGAAGATAAAATAATTTACATTGGTCACACACGAAATCTATATCAAAGAATAGTGTGTCACAAGCAATGTTTTGAATTTGATAGATTTGCTTTAATTGAATACAATACATACGATGAAAGTTTAAGCGAGGAACGATCTTGGATAAAATATCACCAGCCAATTTTTAATATAAAATCAAAAAACTAATGGAGAATATAGGGCAAATAGTACGAAGCAAAAAAACCGGAAAGAGCAGATACACTCCAATCAACAATGACATTCTGCAAAGTTCACAATTGACTTGTGAGGAAAAAACAATCTTGATCTATTTGTTATCCTTGCCTGAAGATTGGGTTGTCTATAAGACAGTCATTTGGCAAAAGATGAACATTGGTAGAAACCGATTCAATGCTCACTGGAAGGGATTGGTTGACAAAGGTTATATTGTTTCAGTCAGGGTTATTGATGCCGAGACAAATCTTGTTCGTGGTTGGAATCATATTGTCTATGAAGAACCAGTACTTACCGAATGTGGGACTGACCAATTCTCGGACTTACCGAATCTCGGACTGTCCGAAAACCATACTATATATAAAGAAGACATTCAACAAAAGAATGATTATAAAAAAGAAGGAGAGAGAAAAAAAGAAAAACTCACACCAACTGAACAAGAATGTATTGATGAGTTTATACTTAAAGGTCAATCAATCAGCGAAGCCGTGGCGTTTTATCATTATTGGGAATCAATGAATTGGAAAAGGGGAAATCAAAAGATTAAAAAATGGAAATCTTGTGTTGTCAGTTGGATTCAAAAATCAAAAACTTTCAATAAGCAAAACGCAACACAACCAACACAACCACAATTAAAAACATTCAAACTATCAGATTATGAATAACGAACTCGAAGAATACATCATTGGTCAATTACTTTATTATGAGCAAGTGAGAGCATTGCTACCAAGAATTAAACCAGTATGGTTTGAAACAAAACTTTATCAAAGGGTGATTGACTTTATGATGGACAGATACATCCAAAACGAACCCATTGATTATGTGTGTTTGGTTGGGAAGTTTGAAAGAACTGAAGTCCAACATCTTGTGACAATTGGTCAAGCAGTTTATTCTATGCCCAATTTAAGCCAATATCTTCCCAAATTGGAACACAGATACCTTCAAAAGCATTTCATTCAGCAGATATCATCTATTGATGTCACATTGGATTTGAAAGAGATGCTCACATTCACACAAACTTTAATTGACAACACCAAGTTCACCACCATTAATGATCCTTTGTCTATTCATAAAGTTGTGGCATCGGCTGTTGATACAATAACCGAATCAATAAAGAGGGGTGACAAGATAACCGGGAAGCAAACTGGATGGCAATCACTTGACAGAGTATTGGGTGGATGGAATCACGGTGATTTGGTTGTGATGGCTGCGAGACCTGGACAAGGAAAGACCGCACTTGCTTTGTCGTTGATGTATGAATTTGGGAAATTGGGTGGTAAGGGTTTATTCATTTCGCTTGAGATGTCATCCGAGCAATTGGCGAAGAGATACTTGTCATTGATTTGTGATCTGCCAAACTGGAAGATTCGCAATGCGACATTGAGAGAGAATGAGGTGATTTATATGTGTGATAGTGTGAACAATTCGGTGGTTGAATTCTTTGTTGATGACGATCCAAATTCATCCATTAACCAAATCAAATCAAAAGCAAAAATCCACAAGGCAAAACACGGATTGGAATTATTGATCATTGATTACATCCAGTTGATAAAAGGAACAAAGCAAAACAGAGAGCAAGAAATCGCAGAGATATCACGAAACTTGAAGTTATTGGCAAAGGAATTGCAAATCACCGTGATTGTTTTGGCACAACTTTCAAGGAAGTGTGAGGAAAGAGCAGATAAAAGACCGATGCTATCCGACATCAGGGAGAGTGGAAGCATTGAACAAGATGCGGATGTTGTGATGTTTCCCTTTAGACCTGATTACTATTCAAAGGAACGCAATGAATCGGAGGATGCTGAACTGATAATCGCAAAGAACAGGCACGGAGAATGTTTCACAATTGAAACCACCTTTATTGGATCACGAACAATGTACCAGGAACGCATATGACAAAGCAATGGAGTAAAGAGGAAACGGAAGAGCTTGTAAAATTGTATCCAACTACATTGTCAAAAGATTTGGCAACGCATTTTGGGTGTAGTATTAAACGCATTTACAACCGTGCAAAAAGAATTGGGTTAAACAAAGACCAGGAATGGTTGATGACCTACTACAAACAAAATTACAAAGGCTACGAACACACACAATTTAAAAAAGGCATGAAGTCATGGAACAAAGGAATGAAAGGTTTGCAAATTGGGGGGAAAGAAACACAATTTAAAAAAGGACAAACACCACACAACACGAAGCCGATTGGCTTCCGTTCATATCGTGATGGGTACCTGGTAGAAAGAGTTGAGAAAGGATTTGAATTTGTACACAAGCTAATTTGGAAACAACATCACGGTGATATACCACCAGGAATGTTTGTTGTATTCAAAGACCGAAACAAGAACAACATTTGTATTGAAAACTTGGAAATCATTGACCGAGTGGAACACATCCGCAGAAATCACATCCAAAATCTACCACAAGAATTGAAAGAAGTAGTACATATTAAAAAATCAATCACACGAAAAATTAATCAAATAGAAAAAAATGGCAAGAAATAAAATCAACGATCTCCGTGATCACCTTTTTGAAACCCTGGAACGCCTAAAGGATGGCGACATTGACATCGCAACTGCAAAAGCAATGGCAGATGTTGGACAAGTAATTATCAATTCAGCAAAGATTGAAATTGATTTCATCAAAGCAACTGGATCAACGAAGGATTCAGGATTCATTCGGTTAGGGGAAGGCAATGAAAAGTTGTTATGAGAATAATTGACAGACGCAGAGACGAACAACTCGGAACGAAAGCAAAAGGATTGCCAATGTACAAAGAGTTCATACAACTCGTTGAAAAGGACAAAAGGGTACAATCATACTACAATATGAAAGATATGCTCTTAGATGCGTTCAAATGGGATAAAACGCCACAAGGTCATGATTACTGGCAATCGGTCTATGATTCAATCGTAATCGCAGATCATCCCAAATGTCCCCAGTGCAACACGATCGGCAAGGTAAAATTGCTCAAGACAGTCAACAAGCACAAGTGTAACAAATGTAAAATCACATTCTAATGAACCAATATCAAGAAATTCACAACCTAAAACAGGAACTAAAGCGGATGCGATTATTGATGACCGAACTCACAATAACGCACGACAGAGAAATCACACGATTGAAAAGAGAAATCTTAAAACCAAAGTGCGATATCAACAACATTGATGCCCATTGGACAGATGCAATGCGGATATGTTGTCAAACATATGATGTCACACCGGATCTCGTAATCTCGCACAACCGAAGACAAGCAATCGCATATGCAAGACATATGTTTTCATTCCTTTGCCGTAAACATTTGAAGATGACATTCACTTCAATTGGCTATATACTACATAGAGATCATTCCAGCGTGATGAATGCTGTAAATGTGTATGATAATTTGATAACTCACGACAGAATAACTCGCCAACATTATGAGAAAGCCGTTCAATTATTGGGTGATTACTTGCACCAAAGGTCTCTCGTCATCGATACACATCTTGTATGATGAAGACCAGGTGATAAGATGTCAAAAAAAATACGAAAAAGATGGTTATATTTGCATTATTGAAAAGAAAAATTGAATAAAGCCGACATCATATTGGAACTATCCAAAGCCGATTGGTTGAGGAAAGCAACCAAGAACATTGCAAAAAACAATGAGTTGGCAAGGGAGTTGTATCAATTTTACTTTTTGACTATCCTTGAGAAACCTGATGAGCAAATTGAAAAAATATACAGAGACGGATACATCCAATTCTGGTCAATCCGTCTTTTATACCTTTGTATCAACGGCAACCGGCATCCCTTTGGCGAATCAAGAATATATGATCAACACGATGTGTACGAGCTTGACTTCGCTGAAGACATTGACTTACTGGATGAGCGTGAACAAGCCGAAGGAATTGAACTTGAAAGAATCAACAAAATAAACCAAGTAACAGAATCAGCATATTTCTATGAACGAGAACTTTTCAAACTATGGTGTTCAGGAATGTCTGCAAGGGCAATCCACAGGAAAACAGATATCTCCGTTCGTGAAGTGTTGCGAGTAATTAAACTAATGAAAGAAAGATGCACACAGAAATAATTGGAATTGCCTGTTTGGCAATCATCATCGTAAACTTTGGCAAACCAGCCGATCTATTAAAACGCTATCTGTACGGGAGTGACTATTCCAAATGGAAGCGAATGAAACCCCTTGACTGTGCTTTCTGCTTGTCTTGGTGGTTGGGCTTATCCTTTTTCTTGTACACCTATGGTTGGGTGGGGATACTTTACGCATCCATCGCAACTGTGATTGTCGCACTATTAGAAACTAAACTATGAAACCACAAGCGAAAGCATATGAGATATGGCAAAAAATGATGAACGCTGATGTATTGGTTGATTCAATCAGTGCCAAGCAATGCTCATTGGTTGCAGTTGATGAGATATTGAGTATAAACTCCGTTGACAAGGATGAGCATTTATCAAACTATTGGGAAGAAGTAAAACAAGAAATTGAGAAACTATGAGCAACATTGAATTTATACTATCACTCCAACCGTTGTACGACAACTGGAAGAAAACACAAGTATTTGCACCATCACCAGAACAAGGGGCAATTCTAAACAATGTTCACCGTGAAATCTTCGGAAGGAACTTGCCTAATTGCAGTACTTGTGTAACCGAAGCCTTGCACTCACTTTTGATATGGGCAAACCAACAACAAGAAGCCATCACCAAAGCACAACTTGCCGATGATGAGCAGAAACCAAAGAGGAGAAGAAAGAATGAGCAATGAAGAAACACACAATGACATACCTCAACCATTTCGGATATGACATAAGTGACTTTATACCTTGTGAGGTGTGTGGGAAGAAAGCAATTGACATCCATCACCTTGAAGCGAGAGGAATGGGAGGGAGCAAAGAAGCAGATAACATTGAAAACCTGATGGCATTATGTCGTGAGGATCACATCAAGTTTGGAGATAACAAACAATACAAGGAGTGGTTGAAATCTATTCACGAACAAAGATTGTCAATGGCAAAATAAATGTGTAATTAATTCGTAAAAATGGCAACTCAAGTACCAGGAAGAAATGGAGGAACTTTGACCAAACCCGACAAGGGCGAAGTGTTAAATCCAAACGGCAGACCAAAGAAGCTTGTCACCTTAATGAAGGACATTGGCTATACCAAATCACAGGTGGAAGATACGATGTTGGCAATGCTGACACTTTCACGGAAAGAACTGGAGAAGATAGACAAGGGCGATGAGTACACAATAATGGAAAGAACAATTGCCGGTGCATTGCTGAAAGGTCACAACAACAATTCTCTGTTTAACTTGGAGATGTTGTTAACACGATCACAAGGCAAACCAAAAGAAACAATTGACCAAACTATTGAAAGCAAAAATTTCACAATAACTTTGAATTTAGATGAGAGCAAGTTGGAGAGGTGATGACAAACTACCACCACAAGATGAAGACATCCAGTTGGTAGCAACAACGGATGGGAGAATAACTTTGGCAAGGTACTTTGATGACCTTTGGGTTGAGGAGTACAGCAATGCAATTATTGATGTGGCATATTGGATGCCTATCCCAGTAACCCCGAACGAATGACATCACAAGACAAGGCACAAGAAATCAAAGAATCGTTCAACAACTCGTTGACGGTTAAGGATTGCTCATTGGTTGCAGTTGACCAAATCATTGAGGCGTTGTCTCATAAAACTTGGGAGAATCGCAATGAGTTGATGTTCTATTTGGAGGTCAAACAAATACTGCAAGAACTATGAGAGTAATCCAGTCGGGACATCTTGGTGATTTGATCTATTCACTCACGGCAACCAAGCGAGTTGCAGAGTTACACGGTGCGGTAGATTTTCACATCGGATTCCGTGAGCAGAATACTGTTGCCGGTCATCCAAGCG